GTCGGGGGGAAAAGAAATTCCGTCAATAGTCTTATAGAATCTAGCCCTCTGATCAACAGTATCAGCCTTATCCTTAGACATAAGGCTAAACATCGCTGAGATAGCTCCTACGGTCCTTATAGGGTCTCTAGTATCTAGAACCCCTAAAGGCTCTAGATATTGTTTAGCAAGCATCTCAAAAGCATCACTGTCGTAACGATGATCTTTATAGCCCTCGATCCAGTTAAGATGCTTCCCAGTTGTAGGACCCCAATAATTTTGAATACAAACTAAATGGTAGCCCGCAACCTTAAATGCTACTAAGGTCTCATAAGAAAAATACAGCTTAGTATCTCCCTTGGTATATACATCACAATGACCCTTGCGAAGCTGGTAGGCTCTGTTGCCTTCTCCGTAAGTATCGCGGTCAAAGTCAGTTAAATTAAAGTCTATCTTTTTCATTAGATAACCTCCTTTAGATAATCAGGCACACTGGCAACAAATTCAAACTTGTAGCCCATGGCTGATAATTGGTACATATCTGATTGGGTGAAAGTTTTAGAGCCTTTAAATTCAGCAAGCCTCTTTGACATCTCGCAAGCTGGATAAATTAGCTCGTTCCCAAAGACATTTTTATTTTCTACTTTTAACAACATATTACCTCCTATATTTGTGTGTATGCGTTAGACTCTCTCAGGACCCCTAAGCGGGGAAGAGAGAGAGTTTCGATCAATCAGATCTCATCAGTAACGCTCTTAGTAACATCCCTCCATTTATCATTTAAGTACATGAGTAATGCTTGTCTAATATCAGTTAGATCATTATCTAAACCAACAAAGCCAAGACCATCATTTATTTGATAGAAATGCTCCCAGTCTTCCTCATCTAGCCCATTAGTAAAAAGGTCTTCTACAAGCTGTTCTAGTCTATTGGTAAGCTCCTCAAAGCCTTCAGAGGTTAAGCCAAGATTATCAAAGTAATTGCCAAACATTAGTTAACCTCCCTAATAAGATTCCAGTCCCATCCAATAAGCTCTAAAAGCTTATCGAAATTCTCATTATCAAGACCACACAGCCAAAGCTCAGGGTCTCTATCAACCTTTTCGGCTTTCTCTTGTAGATAGCCCTCACATATCCATTGATCCTCATGCTCCTTATAGAACGATTCTACGAAGTCATATGATGATTGATGCTTATCAACAAGCTTCATAATCTCGTTGATTAAATAGCCTGCTTGAAAGGCATAGTTTTTATGTGTAATTGTGCTCATGGTACCTCCTTAATTATTTAAACCGTAAGCGATTAAAAGATTGGCAATGAGTACAAAAGCACCCATCGCCAAGATGAAAATATTTACTAATTGTTTGTCGGTCATTAGTTGCCCTCCATTTGTCTTAAAGACTTAGATTGATAAATGATTTTTTTCCCGTCTTCTTTAGAAATTTCCAAACAAGCTTTTGGAGAAATTGAATAACCATAACTTGAGCTAAAGTAATTTAATTCTGCAAAATTAAATGGGGATCTTTTTAAAACATTAATGCAAAATATTTTAAATATGGTTTGAAAAAAAGCCCAAATGATTCTTGGAGATTCAAGCCAAGAAACATCAATAACTCTTTTGTCTTCGTTTAAAGTAACTATCATAAATCTGATCATTTCTCCTCCTAATTAAAACTCGAAACCAACATAAACAGTTGTAGATCCTTTGATGAATCTTTCTCTGTTCATATCATCGTAATCAGTAGCTCTAAATTTCTTTAGCTCTCTGACATAATCCTCACGGATGTAAACTTTCTTAGCAGTGGCTGAAGTCTTGAAAAATTCCCCGTGCTTAAGATCTTTTAAGTTAACTGCTTGGCAGTCGTTAAATGCGTTATATGAATCCATAGAAGTCCCTCCTGTATGTGTAATTAATGATTTCAAAGTATTCACACTGCCTAATTTACTACCCCAAGATATTGTGGTCAAGCTTTTTAATAATTTTTTTTAAAATAATTTTTTGGGTCCATTGTTATCAGTGTCTAACTCTTGTATCTTTGTAACTATCAGATTATGGAACTCACAACTATAGAAATGAGATTGGACAGCCTAGAACAAAAAATGGCTGAGGTGCATAAACTCACCCAAATTTTGCCAAGACTTGAAGAAAGAATGATTAATCAAAAAGATGATTTATCAGACCATGAGAGAAGACTCAGAGCTTTAGAAGAAAAGCAAAGCAAAGGCGGTGTTTTAGATGACTGGATGCAAAAAGGATTTTTTGTTCTTCTTGGTTCTTTGGTTCCAGCCCTAATTTTATTCCTTAGTTAAATGATTTTAGAAACTACAGCAATCCTAGAAAGATTCGCATATTTACCGGAAGCAACACTTGGAAAGCTCACAGTCAAAGGTGAGACATTTTGGATAGCTGAACGCCCTTGGCGGGGGAATAAAAAAGAAGTCAGCTGTATCCCATCTGATACCTATACCTGTAATAGATACATATCAAAAAGATTCGGCGAAACATTTGAAGTAACAGATGTACCGGATAGGACCTATATTCTCTTTCATGTTGGTAACTTTCCGGAGAAAGATTCTCACGGATGCTTGCTAGTAGGCGAGTCATTAATGCAAGGACAGCCAGCCGTTGCATCAAGCAAAGTTGCCATGAATAGATTCAGAGAAACCCTTAAGGATGAAGACAGCTTCAAACTCAAAATCATTGATCAATTCCCCTACGATTGGACTTGATCAAAAGCAATGTATTAGATGCGAAATCATCGCATCAATAGACTACTTTGAACCAAGAAGAAATGTATGTAAGCGGTGCCGTCAATCGGGGAAAAGAAAAAAGATTAGCGAAAGCCCGTATCGGTTCCTAAGTTATCTATATACAAACCTAAAAAACAAAAGAGCAAAGAGATACGACTTCGATATAACAAGAGATGATCTATATAAGATATACGATAAACAGAATGGATTATGTGCATATACAGGAATGCCGTTAACCTTCATCAAAGACGGCACCGGAAATCATCATACCAACATCAGTATTGATAGATTCGATAATGATCTTGGTTATGTAAAAGAGAACATAAGATTAGTGTGCCATGTGATCAATATGATGAAGTACACATTGAGCTTAGAAGAAGTCCTTTATTGGTGTAAAATAATGGCTGAGAACGATAACAACATAAGAGGTTGATATGACAGTAAAAAATAAGAGTGTAGAGAAACGCAAAGAAGAATTTGTTCAACATTTCATGGTAACAAAGAACGCCACAGAGTCAGCAAAGCGAGTCGGTTATTCGGAGAAGTCTGCATATAATCAGGGGTACAGATTGATGAACGATGACGAAGTTAAAGAAATGCTTGCAAAAGAGATGGCTGATTCAAAAGAAAGGCACCTAGGAGATCATGACGCGATCATAGAGCGATTAAAAGAAGAAGCCCTTGGTACTGTAGCAGGGCATACCGCAGGCTCTCGCGTGAAGGCTCTAGAGATCCTAATGAAGTACTATGGAATGATAGACGCATCGCAGAAGCTTGAGGTCTCAATGAAGGATGCTTGGTTCGATCAATTAGATTTCTTGGCTAAAGAGGATCACCTTAATTAGGTGAGTGGTTTTTTTCTATAAGGCAAAAATGCCAATACGCCTGAAACCCGCATGAATAAAGGGATCGCGACTTGGGGGGAGGTGCTGGACACGGTACCTCATATACATATACCCCTATCACTATCCCTCTATCTTTCCCCTCAATCCAATATCAGGGGGGGGCATGTCCCAAAGGGGGGGGTGCTTTTTTTGAGATCGTAAATGGAAAAAAATAAAATTCAAAAAATTATAAATACCTTTAAAACGGATCTCAGACAATATGCCAAGCATTGCCTTAAGATTATCAACAAACAGGGTAAGCTAATTCCGTTTGAGTTCAACAAAGCACAGATTTTGTTGGATGACCTTATTAACAAACAATACGAAGAGCATGGTAGGGTTAGAATGCTGATACTTAAATCACGGCAGACTGGGATATCTACCTATTGTCAGGCACGAGGTTTTTGGAAAACCGTCTCTCAGCAAAATCAAAATGCGGTTGTGGTGTCCCATCTTAATGAATCCACCAAAGCTATCTTTAGCATGGTCAAGAACTTCTACGATAATTTACCCCATCCCTTAGTTACCCCAGAATTAAAAGAATCTACGAGTAACTCTATGGCGTTTATTCATGGTTCAAGATGGCGTATCGCTACAGCCCGAACTGGGGAGGTTGGTCGTGGATGGACAACAAA